TAAAGAACCAAAGGTTGGTAAAAAAATTACTCAAAAACAAATCTACGAAGTGAAAGAATACGCCAAGAACCAGGCAAAATGGAAAGCAGCAGAAGAGTTTTGTTTAGATCGAAAGTGGAAATTCCAAATACTTACGGAGGATAATCTTGGCGTATAGAACAATCTTCGAAGAAGTTAATCAAAAAGCAGGGGGACAGAATAGATCAAAGGAATGGTATCGTTCTAATATCTTTTTCGCACGATCAGTTAAGTATGAAAAAGATCCCAGTAAAATGATAACTGATGAGAGGGTTGATGATGTTGATGTTATGGGAGGTCGAGATCAAAATATCGTGAGAGGATTTCCAAAATTATTCAGTTTAATGTTATGGGAATACCGTGCCAAGTGGAGAAGGCAACTTCCGTTCTACGATAAGTATCCTCTTGCTTATATTTTAGACTTTCAACCTAATTATTTCTTTGCGATCAATCTACATTATTATTCTCCAGAAGAACGAATTGGAATTGCAAATTCACTTGCAGAAAATAAAATTCCAAAGTTTACTAAAGGAGCACATAAATACTTATTATCAGAGGTCCGTAGTCCTTTTTTAGACTTTGCAACACCAGAATGGAATACCATATGTCTATTACCTATCGAAGAATTTGTTCGGGACTTGGGTGGAGTAGAAATACCAATTCCTTCAGAAAAAGTGTGGGGTAGATAGATATGGCAAATGAAAACTGGAAACCTGATCTAAACCAACAAGTTCCTAATGGACCAGTAAAAACATATCCATGGTTGACTACTATAACTCCAGACAATCCAAGTGGATATATTAAGTTATATCCAACAGCAACAAATGCTTCAAAAAAATTAGAATATTCAGTTGAAACAGGAGGAATAATATCTTGGAGGGTTGTTGACGATCAGGGATTTGTTAGAAGACAATTCAATAGTTTGCAACAATTAGCAGACAGCGGATATAATTTTGGATTTGATATAAATGCAACTAACATTAATAAAATTAAAAATGCACTATCTATAGACTTAATATCTTTAAATGAAGATATTAAGTCTGGGGACAAAAATCCAAGTCCCTATTTTACCGGACAAATTCCTGGGAGAATAGTTCAACCAGAACCACCAGAAAATACGCCAGGAGCAGACCCAAATCAAGATACTAGTGGAAGTGGTTCTGGAGCACCATCAGGAACTCCAGCAATTTTCGAAGTAACCTCAAAAGATTTTCAATCGGAAAATGAAAAATTTAAATCTGATTTTTTGAAGTATCCATTGGATATGAATTCAGGACAAGATAGAATAGTAATAGTCCAAAGACGATATAGAACTCCAGAAGTTTTAAATGGAACGGGATTAGATATTAACAAAATAATTGCCGGTGGATTTTCAAAAGAAAGATTTGGAGAAGAATCTACAGAAAGTGAATTAATAGGAACTGCAGTTCTTCCAATGCCTAATGATATTTCAGAAACTAATGTAACTGCTTGGGGTGAGGATAGTCTGTCATCATTAGCAGCATTAGTTGGTGGTGCTGCTTTAGGTGCTGCGAGTGGTCTTGCCAACTTCAATTTAGATGCAGCAATACAAAGTGCAATGGGGGCAGCATCAAATGCACTTAATAAAGATACGACTGCAAATGAAACAATAAAACAACTTCTTGCCCTGAACGCTGCAGCAGCAGTCACTCAAAAATTCGGTATCAATATAAATCCAGAAGCATTCAGATCTAGAATTACTGGAACTGCAATCAATCCTAACCTTGAATTATTATTCCAAGGACCAAAGTTAAGATCATTTGGTTTCCAATTTAAGATGACCCCAAGAAGTCAAGATGAGGCAAGAAACATAAGATATATTCTTAAGTTCTTCAAAAAAGGAATGGCAGCAAAAAGATCTGGTGGAAAGGCTGCATATTTCCTTGGTGCTCCAAATGTATTTGATATTCATTTTAGAGGTTCTGAATCTACTAATGATGATTTAAAAAGTATTGGGAAAATTAAAACTTGTGCTCTTCAGCAATGCGTAGTTAATTATACTCCAGATGGATTTTATGCAGCATTTAATGATCAACCCGCAGGAGGTTCTCAACCAATTGCAGTCACAGTGCAATTGGCATTTACCGAATTAACCCCACTGTATAATGATAATTATGATGCAAACAATGAAAACACCGTTGGGTATGATAGTCTGAAAGATGTGAGTTTTGGAACCACTCAAAATACTGGTGGAGGAACGCCTACACCTCCTGGACCTCCTGGTCCATCAGGACAAGGAACTTCTCCAGCACAATCCCTGATAGTACCAGTTGAACCATTCCAACCTACATCGGGACTTCCAGGAGTATAATAAATGACTTATTTCAGAGAAGTATCAGACTTACTTTACCAGTCTCAATTACCAGAAAGAAACTCTGCATATGATTATGTGAGGGTTAAGAATCTATTTCGTAGAGCAAAGATTCGTGATGACTTTTTTCAAAATATAACTGTCTTTTCAAAGTATACAATACAAGGTGAAGAACGTCCAGAGCAAGTTGCAGAGAAGATCTATGGAAGTCCAATCTATGATTGGGTTGTATTGATTTCAAACAATGTTATCAATGTCAGAACAGAATGGCCGATGTCTGACTATGAAATGCAAAATTACTTAACTAGAAAATATACTGAAGAAGAATTATCAGAGATCCATCATTATGAAACGATTACATACTATGATGGAAATGGAAAACTAATTCTCCCCAGTGGAAAAATGGTAGATCAAAACTTTTCTATGAATTATTATGATCCAATAGAAGAAGTAACAAAAACAATCTCTCCTATTAAATCAGTTTCAAATTATGAATATGAAACAAAATTGAATGATGAAAAGAGAAACATTTACATATTGAGAACAAGATATTTACAAACAGCAATTGATGATATGAGGCAGATTATGTCATATGGTTTCTCATCTCAATACGTAGATGACCTTACAAAAAAAGGAGATGATTTAAGAATCATCTCCCTCAGATAATCATTCCTCGGCAAGTTTTTGGAAGTAACTTAGAGCATCATCTTCATCTTCATCAACACTTGAAGAAGAACGAGAGAGTGAATTAAGTTCGGAACGAAGATCTTCAGTCAGTTCTGGACCACGATCATTGTCCTCATCATCGAAAGATTCATCTTTCTTAGGAGCAGTCTTCTGACCTAGGACAGACTTGAGACGAGCATCAAGTTGTTCGTAGGACTTGAAGGAATCTGCTTTAGTGAAGTCCTCAAGAGAGTATGCTTTCTTCCAGATACTTTCAAGAACATCATCATCAAAGTTACCAAGAGTTCCAGGGGAATCAAACTCAGACTTGTCATAATTCCAATAACCATCCTTCTTGGTGATCTTCACTTTGAAGTTAGCACCTTGCCAGAAATCAAAAGGATCAATTGGAGTTTCATCATCAAACTCTGGTTGCATTGCTGCAGAAATCTTATCAAAGATCTTCTTACCAAACTTGAAGAGGAATACCTTACCTTCGTTTTCGGGATGTGCCTTATCACTTACAACATAGATGTTGGAGTAATAGGAGAGTTTGCGTTTACGTTGACGTACAATCTCCTGGTTTGCTTTGCTTCCAGTGTTCCAAAGATCACGGTTGGATTCGCAAACAGGACAGGATTGATTTACGGTAGTCAGGCAGTTATCAATGAACCATCCACCAGTTCCTTGAAATGCGTGACTGTAGACTTTTGCCCAGGGAAGTTCTTCACCCTCTGGGGCAGGAAGGAAACGGATGACTGCGAAACCATTGCCTGCTTTATCGACTTCTGGTTTCCAGATTCGTTCATCAGAACCACCTGAAGTATTCATCTTCTCAACTTCACTAATCAGTTTAGAAGTCAGAGAACCAAGAGAAGATTTTTTCTTAAGATCTGAAAAGGACATTCGGATTACCTCGGATTAATTGGATTTGTAGGATTGAATGGATACCCACTAGGTCATCCTAGCAGGTGCTGGTCTATCTGTCAATACCAGCCTTAATGTTCTTAATTGTCATTTTCATTGAGTTGAAAATTGTATTAATATCAGCATTACCAAACCCCAAAAGTCTAGAAGATTCAACTACTTGTTTCTTCATTTCAATTGCCTTTGGGTCATCAGATAGACTTAACCTAGTATATAGTAATTGTTGCTTTTCTAATAACTGTTCAAGAACTTCCATGTGTTCTTGCTTTTCCTCCTTTGTCATAGAGGGAAACTTAAAGATATCTCTGGTTAAGGTCTTCTGCAAATCAGAAATATCCTCAAGTTCCTTTTGTACTATTTCGGAATCAAAAAATGACATCTAACTTTCCTCAATTAAAACTCGGAGTATAGTTTTATATTCCTTTATATCAATATTTAGAAATGGGGAATACTTTTTAATTTTTAACGAGACGGTTTCCCACACTGGATCCAATAGAACTTTATCAAACTTTTTAGAGTATTCAAAAATCTTATCAAATATCACTAAAGTCTCTATAGATATCTGACTACTCAAATACTTCTTTAAGATAGGAGGATGTTGCTTTGAGATATCTAAAAGTTTATTCAAGTTATTTTCAGACAACATTTCGTCTGATTGCTCTTTAAAAATATACTTTAAACTTTGCTGCCTTTTACTCCATTCAATATAAGTGGTTTCACCATTCCGACTTAATTCTCCAATCCATAGTCTTCCTGGATCATCCACCTGAACGAAATTTGCTATAAAAAAATTTTTAACTTCCTCGTCATTTTTTTGACGAGAAAGTTTTTCATACCAGTACTTATCTTTTCTCTTATTAAATGCTTCTAATGATGCTCTAGTTTTACCTGCATATTTAATATAATCATAATTTGGTTTGCTGAAATGATTCTTCAAAGATAGGTAAGTCCTATAAACATCAAATGGGGTCATATCAAAAGTTTTGCTCTGGAAGTTCTCTTAAGAAAGTTCAAATTAATAGCATCACACTTTAATTTTTCTTTCAAAGGTTTGCTAATCAATTTAGATACTGATTCAATTTCTAAATTGTTAATTTCACAATAATGAACTATAGCATCAATATAGTTCATATCATCGTTTATCTTTACAATCTCCTCAATAATTTTTGAGAACTTTGCTTGGCATAAAAATTTTGATTGTAATGCTGATTCTAATTTACTTTCCATATTCCTGTAGTTTAGAGGTTATAAAATCCTTAATGTAGTTTGACAATAGTTTAATGTATTTTGCTTTATCATATTCTTCATAAACAACGCATTCACCATCTTCACAAGTCATTAGAATCACAAGTTTCTTAACTGCGATTCCAGTGAGTTCATAAAACATACAAGCATATGCTGCTGCCTGAACGAAGTAGTGCTCGATCCACTCCCTAGGTTTTTCCTTTTTAGAAGTCTTGAAGTCAATTACTGAAAGTTCTCCATTATACTCAGCAATACAATCTACAGTTCCAGCAATTCCTAGAACCTTACTATACAAAGAACTTTCAAGAGCATAGATATTATTTATCTTATCTAACTCGGGTTTGATAATCTTAAATAAATGTTTAGAGATTAATTGAACCTCTGGAAGATCTTTATTCAGGAGGTGATTTTCAACTAATGTATGAAGATCAGTTCCTCTACTTGTTGCTGCTTTATTGACTCGATTTGCCTCTTCTTCTCCGACTCGTTTTCTCCAGTCTTCAAAGATGTGTCGATTGTGATAACTTGTGACTGAAGTAATGGATGCAAACTTATGAACTCCATCTTCATCTGAGATTTTATAATACCTAACCCCATCAATAGTCTCCCTCTCAAGTTGAGGGAGA